ATTAGAGACAATAATTCTCGTATGAAGTCTTGGGGTGATAACAGCAAGATGATCTTCGGTTGGTATGATTTGCGAGAGTACAACAGAAGCAATACAGACAATAGCTTTGAGATAATACTGTGGAACAACAACTCTTTTGATCTTCGTTATGGTGCATTGAACATTATTAACCATGATGTGCTAATAGGTGAGGTAGGCTCTAACAAAGAAAATTCTTATACCTACTATTATCATGATGAATGTTCTACTGGCACAACTAATTCAAGCACTTGCGTAAATACTAATTGGAACAATACAACTATCAATACAACACTAGAAAATGGTGGTTCTTTGTATGGTTCAGGCAGTGGCAATGGTGTTGACTGTAGTGATCCACTTAATGATTCTAGTTGTACAGGCTATGCACAGGCTTTATTAACACAACAATGTAATATCACTGGTCTTTATAGTGAGTCTTGTCCTAATTACTGGTCAGCTTATGATGACCAACAATGTGCTGATGATCCACAGTATGCACCCTTTTGTGCAGGTTACAGGCAAGAAGAATCAGTAGCCTTCTTTGATGATGAGCAAGTTGATTATGGTTTTATAGACGAACAAGAACAGTTTGCCACTGGAATATTTATAGAAGATGACCACCACGATAACCATGGATTTGAAGAACAATTTACTATCGTGGAAATATTTGAGGAAGAAATGTTCTTACCTTTTGATGAATTTGGTAGCGATAACTTTGAAGAATATTTTGATGGCTCTGAGCCTGAAGAATTAATTATATTTTTTGAGCCTGAACCATTGCCTTTTATTGATGATTTTACGCCACACCATGATGAGCCCTTGCATCATCAAGATGATATATTGCTAGATGAGTTTATATTCCAAGAAACATTCTTAGTAGAAGATTACAGCGAACCTGAAACATTTATAGAATTTAATTCTATAGACGAACTAGAAGAATGGTTTGAAGAAGAAATCAATGAGCCTTTTGAAGAAAGGCTTGAGGAAAGACTTGCAGACCTTGATGAGCCTGAAGAAGAATTTATAGAAGAAATATTTGAAGAAGAAGCAGTAGAAGAAATCTTTGAAGAAATAGAAGAAATGCAAGAAATGATGGAAGAAGAACTGATTGCAGAAAGAGAAGAGGAGGCTAGAGAAGAAATACTTGAAGAAGTGGTAGAAGAGTTTGAAGCAATTGAAACTAAATTACCTACAGGTAAAAATAAATTGATGACTGTAGCTCTTAATGTAGTGCGAGCAGGAATACAAACAGCATCTAATAGTTATTCACAGGCTTCAGGTGGCTCCCAAACAAACAATGCAACAAATAACTCATCTAGCACCAACTTAACCACAGGAGGCTCTACAGCATCTAGTGGTGGTATTAGCACTTCTAGTAGCCCTAGTGCATCAGATCAGTTTGCAAGTGCAACACAACAATCTAATCAGGTTTTATCTATGTCAAATGATATGGGTGGTTCTAATAGTATGTCTATGTCCATAACACCATTGCCTACATTTGATAATTCTGCATCTATGGTTATAGCTGATGTACAAGTGCAAAATGTACAAGGCGAAATTGACACAGCATCTTCAGGTGTTATGACAGCCTCAGAAGCAGATCAAATAGCAGATAAAATTATTGCTCAAAACATTGAAGCACAACAAGAAGAGATAGAAGAACAACAACAAGAAACAGGTAAGTATGGTGATGAATCAAAACTAATAGCACTTATAGGTTATGTGCCTGCGTTTAACAATTATTCACAAGTAAGCGTTCCTGATGCTACAGATTGGTATATTAGTGCAAATATTTATACATCTGCTACACTAGACGACAATACTGGTGCATTTTATGGGCTAGTAAACGAAAATTTAAAAGGTTTAAATGAAATGATAAGTGACGAACCTAATATTTGGAGATAATTATGGATTGGTTTCAAAGTAAAACAGGACAACTCATTGCTCTTGCAACAATAGTTACAACGCTTGCAGGCTTTGGCTATAGTGGAGCAACCTATGTTAATCGCATAGCCAACCTAGAAGCTAAGATCGGTGGATTAGGTGAAACAGAAAGCGAAATGAAAGTCATTGAAGAACGCTTTGCATCTATAGAAACATCAGTGCAATTTTTAGAAAAAGAAATAGACAATATTTCTGTGCCTGATGTTACAGAAATTAAAACTGATATAGCTACAATCAAAGCTGACTTACAAAGTTTAGACAGTAATTTAAGTAAAGTAGAAGATAAATTAGACAAAAAAGATAGCAACCCTCTAAATGGATAAACGCTACCTTTTAGGTACTATTTATCAAACAGCACCTTTTTTAATTTGGTTAATGCTTTTTTTAAGTTCTTGTGCATCAGTGCCTATGCCTGAGAAAGAATGGTCTGATTCTTACGATCCTGCAAAATGGCGTGCTCAATACGAAATTTGTCAAACAAAATTGTTTACAAAATACCCTGTTGAGGTAGACAGTGAAGAATGGAGCAAATGTATGGGAGAGTTTGAATGAGTAAAATATTTATAGGAATTATTTTTGCTTTAGGACTATTTACATTTTTTCTTTGGAATGAAAACTCAAAACTAGCAGAACTTAACCAAGCCTTTGAACTTAGAGACAAAGAACAAAAATTAGCACTAGAAACAGTACAGAACGATTTTGCACTCCAAACATCTAGTTTGAAAGATTTGCAAAGCAAGAATAACGCTATAGAATTAGAAATGAGTCGTTATTTAGACATTTTTAAACGACACAATCTTACCAAGTTAGCAAATGCAAAGCCTAGTTTGATTGAAACGAGGGTAAATAATGGAACCAAGAAAGTATTTGATGGCATCGAAGCAGACAGTAGGGGTATTGATAGCCTTGATGATGGTTTGCAGTTGCAGTCTGATTCCCAGTAGACAACAAGTAGACATAATTACTAAACCTATTGAACGAACCATCGTTCAACCTGTCATGCCTAGAGCAATTGACCTAAAAGAACCACATTGGTATGTGGTTTCAGGCAAAAATTTAGATGAATTTCTTGCAAGAGTCGAAAAAGAAGAAGGTCAAGTCGTATTTTTTGCTATGTCTGTGCCTGATTACGAATTAATGGCTTACAACATGCAAGAACTTAAACGCTACATCAATGAATTGCAAGAAGTCATTGTTTATTACAGAAAAGTCACCATTACTGATAAAAAATAGGGGTAAAGTATGGAAATTTCATCAGAAGGCATAGCCTTAATTAAAAAATTCGAAGGATGCGAGCTAAAAGCGTACAGATGTGCCGCTAATGTATTAACAATTGGCTATGGACACACTAAAGATGTCACTGAAGACATGGAAATCACCCAAGAAAAGGCTGAGAACATGCTAAGACATGAATTAATTGATTATTGTAACTATGTAGACATGTATGTGGAGGTACCATTAGAACAACATCAATTTGATTCGTTGGTTTCATGGACATATAACTTAGGACCAACCAATTTAAAGTCTAGTACGCTACTCAAAGTTTTAAATGACAAAGATTATGAAGGTGTACCTGCTCAAATTAAGCGTTGGAACAAGGCAAATGGCGAAGTTAAAAAAGGTTTAATACGCAGAAGAGAAGCTGAAGCATTAATGTTTGAAAATAAAGAATGGTATGAGGTGTAATTGGTTTATAATTTTCTTAGGCACAACTCCATTAGTGCTTAGGGCAGGATAGAACCAAAAATGTCACTATCTATCTATTCTGTCCGACTTTTATGAACATAAACGATCTAAAAGACTTTGATATTCTTTCACCTCAAGATAAGGCTGAGGCTCTTACACTATTACAAAAATACGATGAATTAGGCAAACAAGATTCTTGTCAAAAAGATTTCATGAGTTTTGTCAAACACATGTGGGGTGAAACTTTTATTGAAGGTCGCCACCATAAGATAATTGCTGACAAGTTTAATCGTATTGCACAAGGTAAACTAAAAAGATTAATTGTTTGTTTGCCACCAAGACATTCTAAATCAGAATTTGCTTCTACCTTCTTTCCTGCATGGATGATGGGTCTAAATGGTGCTTTAAAGATCATACAGTGTACCCATACATCAGAATTAGCAGTCAGATTTGGTCGAAAAGTAAGAAATTTAATTGATTCAGAGGATTTTCAAACTGTTTTTCCTAATGTAAGCCTTCAATCAGACAATAAATCAGCAGGTCGGTGGACAAGTAACATGGAAGGTGAGTTCTTCGCAGCAGGTGTTGGAGGAGCCATTACTGGTCGTGGTGCTGATTTGCTTATTATTGATGATCCACATAGTGAACAAGATGCACTATCACCAAAATCAATGGACTCTGCTTATGAATGGTATA